CGATTGTAGATTCGCAATGCCCCCTGTGGTGTGATTACTCCGTTGTGTTTCATTTTACCCTCCAGATTCTAAAACCATCGGGATATGTGCGTGACTTAAACTTCTTGCCGCTGCTTTTGCCGTAGTACACGGATGAGGACAGGACTGTCGATCGTTTGCTCGTCATGGTTTCTGCATCGCACCTGATGAAGAATGAGTCGCCAATTTCCATTTCATGGAATGGGTACTTGCTTTTGGTCTCCCGTGTTGTTTCTATCGGGATGTTCTTTTGGACTAGGATTTTCATGCTGCTTGTGGTTTTGATTGGATTACTTCTTCTAGTGTTGGGTACACATTGTCTTGATGCTTGACGATGATTTCGTCTCCGCTCCTGAAGATAAGGTATGTGTTGATGTGGCCTTCGTACACACCGATGTCTAACTTGTAGATGTTATGGTAAACTACCATGTTGTTGTGTAGGAAATATACCATATCCCCTACGTTGTAAAGTGTTTCGATAATCATTTGGTTGGTGTATTAAAATAATTGTTGGTTACTAAATAATCGTACAGACCATCGAGGTCTTTGCATATCTCGTTCTTATGCTCGTCATGTGCTTTCATGTCTTCTCTGAGTTCGTACAGGTACGCCTTCTCATACATGAACCATGATAACCAATCGTATCCTTCCTTAGTCAGGATGGCGTTCCAAAGGTGTTGCACCACCCAATGCTCGTCGTCCATGAACTCATGCAGGTCGATGTTGAGTTTGTATGCTGCGTCTATGTTGTTGGATGATATCTTCATCCGTTTACAACAACTCATGAATGTTTCTCGTTTCATGCTTCCTCCTCCTCTTCTGTTACGCCAAACTTCTTGGCTTGTTCTACAATCTGATTGAAGTTGTATCCGGCGGCCTCAATCTCGGCACGTACCTCTTCGTTCTTGGCGGTTATCTTTTCACCCTTGGCATAGCGTGCGATGACGCGAGTCCAACGTGCAACCTGAGACTTGACTGAGTCAGCATAGTCACGCGGCTCATCGAAGTCGTACAGGAACTTGAGGTAGTTTGAATACTCGATGCCGAAGTTCTTCTTGAACTTGCCATCCTCAACCACGATGTGGTTCTCAAGAGGCGGTCGAGTATCTGATGTGAAGTACTGGGTGATACCCGCAAGGTCTGCAAGGTATTCCTGTTCGAGTTCAGCGGTAGGCTCATACTGAAAGCACATCATACGCAGGTCATCCTTGCAGATGTACACGAGTTCGCCATTGAGGTTAAGCCCCTTCATGTAGTGGAAGAGTTGCAGGCGGTGGTGCTTGATAGGCTTCTCAGTCTTCTCCATCATGTCCATGACGAACGATGAGCAGGACTTGATTTCAAGAACCTTTGTCTCTAGTTCCTTGTCACCGAACTTCTCATACAATCTCTCTGCAATGTACAGGGAGGATGCTTGGATAGATTCCGGCAGGTGAGACGATGTGATGTCCTCCTTGGCACGCTCGATGTTGATGCGGCCACCGGCTAGGAAGTCAATACGTCCTGATACGCGAAGCATATTGGGGTATTCGACCATGACACGTTCCTGTGTGTTGAAGATGATTCCTGCACGCTCTAGAACGTAGCGCACTACCCACTCCACTAGGTTACCTGCCTCGAACTTACGCAGGCTTCTCATGTTGGGTGGATTGGTCGGGGTCACCGCCTTCATCTTCAGGTAGCGGTCAACTAGTGGCTGACCGATTTCTGATGCATAGCAATAATCGCGTGGCTCAAGCGCACGCTGTTGGGAATAAACGCATTCATTCCATAGTTGTTGGAGATTCCAATTCATGATTGTTGTGTTACTTGGTTTATAAATTGTAAGTTGTGTTCATTGCAGAACTGCTCGGCCACGTCAGGATTCTCGATGAGCATATACATCATCCCATTAGGCGTCAGGTTCATGTTGCGCCAATAGTTCCATGCGTCAGGATATGTATAAAACGTGTCGATGTTGCCGGTAAGGTCAGGATTAATCGAGATAACCCAATAGGTTCGTTCAGTCATTGCGTTGGATGTTAAAGAAGATTGTTTTGATTTCGTTTGGTATACTCTTGAGCAGTTGCCCGCTCGATTTGTAGTTGGGTGAAACCTTGCCGATGTACTTCACGTGCTTGCCTATGATTGCATAAACGTCACGCGAATGTTTGATAATTTCATACCCGTCTTTGGTTTTGAATAATCTTGTCATGTAGTTTGCAAATATAGTAAAACGTCCATGATATCAGCTATTCCCATGTTAATTAAGACTAATTAACTCCTCTGCGAATACCTCCGCGAGGACATCTGCGAGGTCAGCCTCCTCAGATCGGGTGAGTAGTCTCCGGAATAAACGGGCATCGACCCACCATACATTGTCGGTCTTTTCGTCGTTCATTCCACAGGCAGGACACTTGGTGAACGGCCTGTCAGATGTATATCCAACGTCAACAAGGAGTACACACCCGCACCCGTTGCGTTTCAACTCGTGCGCGGTGTATACTTCTCCCTTCTTGACGACTCCTTGAGAGTGGTCTCGGATGCAGATGATTTCATCACCTGCGCGATAATCTATAATCATTTGTCAATATCTTTTAAGAGCCACATCATCAGGGTAAATACGATGTAATCAATTACCCGTCTCATCGGCCATCAGTTTATCTAGAAGATTACGAGCCGTGTTGTACCGCTCCATGAACTCACCCTGCTCGATGTAGACGAACTGAGTGTAGTTCATACGCACCCTGTACAGCGTGTCATCGAACTCACTTTGCGTAGGTTCAAACTCATCGATGTCAATCGTTGGTATTCTGTGGTAGCTGTGTATGCGGATGTCCCAACCATTTTTGGTTAGCATCCCGTACACCCAACGCCTGCCGTCTGAATACTTGAAGTAGGCATTCTCTCCAATCACATTCGTTTCTTCGGTGTAGTGTCCGTCGTCGTCAGGGTTGGATAGTTTCCAATCGTCATAGCTGTTGTAGTAAATCATTGTTCAAACTTGTTAAGGATTATTGTCAATATTTCGATGCGGTCCTTGGAGTTGGCCACGTAAGCCGATATGATTTCGTCACCCTCCCATTCCGGCTTTTTAAGTTGGGCTTCATAGTTCATGACCATCCGCCATTCATCCATGATTTGCTCTTGGATGAAGTTGATTACTTTTTCTTCGTTCATGTTACTTAGTTGTTTCGATGTCTAGTTGATACTCGTTAATTGCCTCGCTCGCGTCGTCGTCTACCTCGAACCTGTCCATGTAGGAGAAAGCGTTGAGATAGTCTCCGAATTGGTTGTATGCGTACACGGAAACGAATCCGTCCTCGTCATCCTCCACCACCCGAAGGACAACCTTCGAGTGTGGAGCATCTTTGGCAAGTCCCTTCATGAAGGAACCGAAGCTAGTGTTGTGGAAGTTTGAATTAAGCATTGGTCAGAATTTTATGGGTTAATGCTGTAGCCGTCATCTTCGCGTAGTTCATTATCTGAGTCATCGTGCCGTGCGTTTGGCCCTGTGGCAGTTCAATGGATTCTCCTCGGTTGAAATCGTAGATGGCCCGCTGCTCGTTGAGTATACCAAACAGGACTGCATCGTACATCTCATCGAACACACGGGTCACGTCGAAGTATATCTTGCCATCGTCCGTCCACGCTCCCATGTAGTCCCACTCGGTTTCTAGTTTAAGGCCGTTGATTGCTATGAAATCGAGGACATGCATGCTGATGAACGTTTCGCGTTCTCCGCTCGTATACGAGTCCCATTCCGATGGAATCTCTACTACCTTCTCATGGCCCTTGGTCGATGCTGCATAGCCCGATGTAGGCACGTCACCTGTTACGATGTTGTAGGTTGCGCCACCCGTGGTCGCAATCTGCTTGCTGAATTGTTTTAAGTTCATAATGTATTATTTTGAAAAATTAAGGGTTATAAGTTTTAAGGTCTTTGCATCCATGGAGTGTATGTTCTTCCATGCATCACACTCGGTGTCCTCTAGGTTGGATGCGATTTGGATGTTGGACAGGTGCGTGT